TGGCACAATCTGCCCAGCCACGTTACAGACCACCAAAGTCTGTAGAAGACCTTGAACGCTTTAAATCAGAGTATCCTGATCTGTATGATACTGTCGAAACAGTTGCTCATATGCGTAGTGAAGAGCAGATGACCGCCCTTCAACAAAAACTAGCGGCCTTAGAAAAACGTGAATTAGAAATGTCTAAGCGCGATGCCGAAGTTAAACTACGAGAGCGACACCCTGACTTTGAAGATATCAGGGGTGACGATAGATTTCATGATTGGGCTAAGACTCAACCTGAAGAAATTCAGCGTTGGATCTACAAAAACCCAGACAATGTTGCATTAGCAAGCCGTGCCATAGATCTTTATAAGATGGAAAACAATATTGCTATAAATACTTCCACTCGTAAGTCAAAACCTTCAAAGCCAGACGCGGCTAGTATGGTTTCGACTAAAACAACAAAGGTCGAACCACAACAAGCCAAGATCTGGACACAACGGGAAATTGCCGCTCTGTCCTTGGATGACTATGACAAATACGAACAGGAAATTGATCTAGCCATCCGCGAAGGACGAGTAGCAAGATAAACTATTTGTCTTTTTTAGGAGTAACAAATCATGGCTTATAATGTAAGTGACCAATATTTTGAGCCGACTACAGATACAGATGCGAACTTTGCCAACTCTGTAGCGGGTCAAACTAACTCGTTCTTCCTGCCTGCTGTCTACAGCAAGAAGGTACTTAACTTCTTCCGTAAGGCATCAGTCTGTGAAGCCGTAACCAACACTGATTATGCTGGCGAGATTGCGGCATTTGGTGATAGCGTAAACATCATCAAAGAGCCGGTAATCACCGTCTACCAGTATGAGCGTGGTGCTGACGTAACGTCTACCAAGCTGACTGACCAAGAGCTTACTCTTGTTGTTGATCGTGCAAACGCATTCAAGTTCATTGTCGATGACATTGAAACCAAGATGTCGCACGTAAACTTCAAGGAAGTAGCATCTTCTTCGGCGGCTTATGCGTTGCGTGATGCGTTTGACGAAGGCGTGTTTGCAATTATGCAAGCTGGCTTGTCTGCATCTGCACCCGACCACACTCTGGGTGCTGACTCAGCTACCAACCTTGGTGCTGGCGTCTATGACGGTGCTGGTGCTATCGACGTAGGCATTTCTGGCGAGACTGATCCTCTGGACGTTCTTGCTCGCATGGCTCGTTTGCTTGATGACCAGAACGTACCTGAAGAGGGTCGCTGGGTTGTAGCTTCTCCTGACTTCTATGAGCAACTCTCTCAGAGCGGTTCTAAGCTTCTGTCAGTAGACTTCAACGCAGGCCAAGGCTCTATTCGTAACGGTCTGGTAAGTTCTGGCAAGTTGCGTGGATTCTCCATGTACAAGTCAAACAATATGCCTGCTACGACCAACTCTACCGGCTTTATGCTGGCTGGTCATATGAGTGCTGTTGCAACCGCACAATCCATCACTAGCACAGAGGTCATCCGTGATCCTTCTAGCTTTGGTGACATTGTACGTGGTCTGCACGTTTGGGGAGCTAAGGTTCTCCGTAACGAAGCACTGATCGGTGCTTACTACAACATCGACTAAGATGATTGTGAGGGAGGGTGAAATACCCCTCCCGTTTTTAAAAGGACTAAAATATGCCATTGATTTCAACTCCCAATAAACCTATCAGTATGAAGCTGACTGAGAATAAGCGTGGGCGTTATCGTCACGTAGATCAAAAAAAGTTTGCTGATAACTATGATAAGATTTTTGGAAAGAAAGACAAAGGAGAAAAAAATGAAGGATAAAAAGCGTTCACGCTATAACATGGGTAGCGGAATCCGTGGAGGTTATATGGGCGGCGGTAGTTCTTACCGTATGCAAAAAGCCGAAGGCGGTAAAGCCTACTCAAACATAAGAGACATGGAAAAGGCTTGTATGTCTCCTGACCATAATGAGTCAATGAAAGAGAAATGAAAGTTCCAGCACCAAAGGGTTACCACTGGATGAAGAGCGGTAACAGCTACAAACTAATGAAAGACCCTAAAGATGGCTTCAAGCCCCACAAAGGTGCTAGTAAGTCAGCCAACTTTGAAATACAAAAGGTTCATAAAAAATAATGGCGACTACATACCTACAGCTTACAAATGAATTACTAAGAGAAATGAATGAGGTTGCACTAACCTCTAGTAATTTTGCTTCTGCTATTGGAATACAAGCACACGTAAAGGACTGCGTTAATCGTGCATACCTTGACATTGTTCTTGAAGAACCTCAATGGCCTTTCTTGTCTGTAGGGGATAGTGGTACAACAGATCCTATGTATGGAAATACTTATGTAGAAACTGTAGCAAATACACGTTGGTATGAGCTAAAGCCTGCAAGTGATTCTATTTTAGATGACTACGGCTCAGTAGATTGGGATAATTTTTATTTAACTACTGTAGGTGTTACAGGCGAAAGTGCGCCATACACTGCCAAGAATCTTAGATTTACGACTGTAGACGAATGGAAAGATTTTTACAGAGCCAGAGAAAACGCAGACGATGCAGAAGACGCCAATGGTGGTGAACCTAAGCGTGTTATTCGTAGCCCTGATGGGCGTATGTTTGGTTTAAGTCCAATACCCGACAAAATATATCGTGTATGGTTTTATGCGTATACACAGCCTACACAACTTTCAGCGTATGGCGACACTATAGTATTTCCAGATATGTACAAGACAGTACTATTATCTCGTGCAAGATATTTTATACATCAGTTCAAAGAAAACATTCAACCAGCCGCACTAGCCTTAGAAGAATATCGACGCGGCTTAAAGCTTATGAAATCTAATCTAATGACTCCAGAGCCTTTCTACATTAAAGATGATCGCGTGAGGTTTGTCTAATGTCTCAAGCCTATGGCTTTGCGGCAAAGGGAGGTTTAAATACTAACTTAAACTCTTTAGAGTTGTTGGGTAATCCCGGCTTTGCCGTAAGACTTTCTAACTTTGAAGTAGATCCAGATGGCGGCTATCGACGCATAAATGGATTTACAGCTTATGGTGGAGCATCAGCAACAAGACCTAATACTACAAACAGAGTTTTAGGAACCTTTGCATATGCTGACGGCATTATTGTTTGTTCAGGCACAGATATGTTTTTTAGCAATGATGGCATTACATGGCTAAAAATAAATCGTAGTGGTGTAGCGGGTGGTGGTGATAACTATACAACTTTTACAGGACGATCAACTTTAACACGCACAAACCAAGGCCAATGTCAATTTGCTCTTTTTGAAGGGGCTACTTACAAATATGGGCAAGTAATTATAGCAGATGGCGCTAATAAATTATATTCTTTCAGAATGGAAGGTACTGGAGCTTTAAATACTCGTACTTTTTTTGCAGAAGAAATAACTGTTAATGGCACAAACTCAGTTAAATATATTACAGTTCATGACCATCATTTAGTGGCGGCAGGTGTAGACAATAACTTAAACACAGTTTATTACAGTGTTGATAACAACCCCACTAATTTTACTGGTACTGGTGCTGGTGCTGTAACAATTTCAGATCAAATACAAGGTATTAAAGGTTTTAGAACAGATTTAATTGTTTTTACAAGAAATAGTATTCATAAACTTATAAATATTAATGACTCACAAACTGTTCGTATAGATCCTATTGCAGAAAACGTAGGCTGTCTTAGTGGATATAGTATTCAAGAAATTGGGGGTGATCTAGTTTTTCTTGCACCTGATGGTATTCGTACTGTTGCGGGTACAGCTAGGATTGGTGATACAGAGTTAAGTTCTGTCTCTAGACAGATACAAAGTATTATTAGGGAAGTAAACCAAAATATAACAGACTATGTTATTGATAGCTGTGTTATACGAGAAAAATCTCAGTATCGTCTTTTTTATTCAGGGCCTAATGAAACCATTGCAAATGCTTTAGGAATTATTGGAACCTTTACAGGCCAAGGTTTTGAATGGTCTGAAACGCAAGGTATTCAGGCTTTTGGACTTAGTTCTACAATTAATTATAATGGTCTTGAAAAAGTTTATCACGGCGATAAAGATGGGTATATTTATAATCATGATACAGGCACTTCTTTTTTAAGTGGAGGTACTGAACAAAACATCACAGCTATTTATGAAACAGCCGATTTAGATTTTGGAGATATTGGAACTAGAAAAACTTTAAAGTATGTTCGGACTTCTTTTTCTCCTGAAGGGGAAATAACCCCTACACTAAGACTTAGATATGATTATAAATCTACTGATATTTTACAACCTTCAGATATAACTATTACTGGCATACCGCTACCAGCAATCTTTGGAGAGGCTGTATTTGGTACTGCAACATTTGGAGGCACAAACGACCCAATGGTTAGAACCACTGTGCAAGGAAGCGGAAATACAGTTAGTTTAAGAATACGAACAGACGATAAGAATTTTCCGTATGCAGTTAATGGTTTCTATTTAGACTATATGCCATCAGGTAGGAGATAATAATGGCTCAAGACTATACAAGACAAAGTACGTTTGCTGATGGCGATACAATTACTGCCGCACTCTTTAATGATGAATATAATCAATTAGTAAATGCTTTTGCATATTCTAGTACTAGTGCGACAACAACAGGTCACAGACATGACGGAACTTCTGGTCAAGGTGGTAATATACCACAAATTGGTGATTTAGATTTTAAAAACAAAATTGTTGTAGATAGTACAAATAATCGCTGGGGCTTTTTTGTAGAAGTCTCTAGTGCCGCAGTAGAACAAATTCGTATTCAAGACGGCGCTATTGTACCTGTAACGGATAATGATATTGATTTAGGTACAGCGTCTTTAGAATTTAAAAATCTTTATATTGATGGTACGGCAACCATTGATACTCTTACGGTTGATGAAGCCGCAACAATAGGTACGACTCTTGGTGTAACAGGCGCTACGACCCTATCTAGTACCCTTGGCGTTACTGGAGCAACCACACTAAGCTCTACACTGGCTGTAACAGGCACTTCGACACTGACAGGAAATGTTACAACTACAAACGATTTAAGTGTTGGTGGTAATCTTACAGTTACTGGTAATGCGACGATATCAGGCAACCTTACGTTTGGCGATGCTGACACAGATAGCATTACACTTACAGCAGATGTTGCCTCGCACATTACTCCAGATACTGATGACACTTATGATCTTGGAAGCTCTACAAAAGAGTGGCGAAATCTTTATATTGATGGTACTGCAAACATTGATAGTCTTGTAGCAGATACAGCAGACATAAACGCAGGAACTATTGATAATACTGTTATTGGTGGTACAACAGCCGTAGCCGGTACATTTACAACAGCAAATGCTACAACTGTAGACACAACCAATATTGAAGTTACTAATATAAAAGCTAAAGATGGTACTTCAGCAGGATCTATTGCAGATACAACAGGTGTAGTTACTTTAGCAAGTTCTGTTTTAACGACTACCGATATTAATGGTGGTTCAATAGACGGAACAACAATTGGATCTACTACAGCCTCTACAGGTAACTTTTCTACATTGTCTATTGGTGGTGTTGCAATTACGTCTACAGCCGCTGAACTAAATATTCTTGATGGTGTTACGGCTACAACAGCCGAATTAAATTATACAGATGGCGTTACTTCAAATATTCAAACACAGCTAGACGCCAAACAAGCTCTTGATGCAGATCTTACAGCTATTGCTAGTCTTGCAAATACTGATGGCAACTTTATTGTTGGTAATGGCACTACATGGGTTGCTGAGTCAGGAGCAACGGCTAGAGCTAGTCTTGGAGTTACTATAGGCTCTGATGTTCTTGCATACGATTCAAATCTTCAAAGCTTTGTTACGGCCTTTACGCTTCCAACTTCTGATGGGACTTCAGGCCAAGCATTGATTACAAATGGTACAGGCACAATTGCTTTTGGAGATGTTGATGCTCTGCCAACTCAAACAGGTAACAGCGGCTACTATCTAACTACAGACGGTACTAACGCTTCTTGGGATAATTTAAAAGCTAGTCCGACCTTTACAGGCACTGTGACGATTAGTAGCACAGACGCCCTTACACTGCCCGTAGGCACAACAGCACAGCGTCCTACAGCCGCTCAAGGCATGATTCGTTATAACACAACTGATTCTCAATTTGAAGGTTATAACGGCTCTTCATGGGACGCAATTGGTGGTGGTGCTGAGTATGTGTATACACGAACATCAGCAACAGCTACTGCATCTCAAACAACATTCTCTGCGACCTATACGGTTGGTTATGTAGACGTATATTTGAATGGTGTAAAGCTTGTTGTTGGTACAGACTTCACTGCCACTAACGGAACTTCTGTTGTTTTAACTACAGGAGCTACAGCAGGCGATAATGTTGAAATACTGGCCTATGAAACCTTTGCAGTAGCTAATGCCTTAACAGCCGCTAACAATCTTTCAGATGTTAGTAGTGCTTCTACAGCACGTACAAATTTAGGTTTAGCTATTGGCACAGATGTTCAAGCTTATGATGCTCAACTTGCAGATGTAGCAGGTTTAACACCCGCTGACGGTAATTTTATTGTAGGTGACGGAACAAACTTTGTAACTGAAAGCGGTGCTACAGCTATTGCATCTCTTGGTATTACAGCAACGGCGGCAGAAATAAATTATTTAGATGTAACAACTTTAGGAACTTCAGAGGCTTCTAAGGCTGTGACAGCAGATGCAAATGCCAAGGTTAAGTTTATAGGCACTACTTCTGTTGCTGAAATGATTGAAAAAGTCACGATTGATACATCCACTACAGGAACAATTAGTTTTGATTTTTTGACTCAAGCGGTTCAATTTTTTAACACCAATCAAACTGCAAACAGGACAATTAACTTTCGTGGCGATGGATCTAATTCGCTTGACAGCATAATGGCTGTGGGAGAAAGCATGACAGCCGCAGTGTTAATGACGCAAGGAACAACAGCATATTACTTAAACGCTTATCAAATTGATGGGTCAGCAGTTACGCCAGAGTGGTCTGGGGGTTCTGCGCCATCAGCGGGTAACGCATCATCTATTGATGCTTATGTATTTACAATTATTAAAACAGCAAGCGCTACGTTTACTGTTTTAGCTAGCCAGACTCAGTACGCATAATGCCTTTGCTATCTACACTTGGTGCAGGGTCTTCTAAGGGGTTTAACCCCGGCAGAATACCGCTTGAGGTTACCGGCGGAACCATTACTACTTCTGGCTTGTACACCTATCACACTTTTTCGTCCACTTCTAACTTAGTTGTATCTGGCGGAACGCTAGAAGATATTCATTACATGATTGTTGGTGGCGGCGGAGGCGGCGGTGGTGCTTTTCCGATATACGGCTGTGGAGGAGGAGCAGGAGCAGGGGCTTATCGTTTATCAACATCGTCTGGAACATCTATTTCTGAAGGTTCTTACACTGTAACTGTAGGCGGTGGTGGTGCAGGAGGCGCTGGATCAGAAGGACAGCGTGGTGGTAATGGTGGAGATAGCACATTTAACAGCATTACCTCTAATGGTGGCGCTGGTGCTGGATCTGCTGACGGGAGTCTGGGATGGACTATGCCCGGAACCAGTAACGGTAATGCTTCTGGTTCTGGCGCTGGCGGTGCTGGCGGAACTAATA